TATGAATCAAACTAAAATAGATTTTCCAAATAATTACTTTAGTAATTACTACCAGTATATTAAAGAAGAAGACGTAGAATTGACTAAAGAGGAAATATCTAATCCTAAATTTGATCCTGTAACAGATAAGGCCGATAGAGTACAAGAGAATTTATTTACTGAAGGAGGAGAATACTATATTAAAGGTACTACTAAAGAGTATGTTGGTAAATATCATGTACATCCTACTAAAGGAGCTATGGTTGGTGCTAAACATACTAGATTGCCTCACGATTCGTTAGTAAAAATAGATCCTACTAAAATGGAAACTACTACTCAAATAGATACTGGTTCTCAAGAGTTTACACCTTCTGTTAATATTAGCGGAGGAACTGGATTTACCGCAGGTAGTAGCGGCGGTGGAGGATCTTCTGGGTATTAGTTGGTAATTTAAGATTAATTACTTATATTATAAAAAAGGTTATAGAGTGTTTTATATTTCAGAAACTGATCATCAATTAGAAAGATTACAAAACTTAGGTAGATTAGGTGCATTTATACACGTTATTTCATCTAATGACAATTATCATCCTAAGTTAGCAAATACATTAGCAGTTTACGTAAGACCTATAGATAGTAAGTATGGCTTTATTATTCCTATCGATCATGAAGAAGGTTTAAATGTAAAAAAAGAACGTGTCTACGAACTTTTACAAAGTTTTAGTACTCTTTATACTGTAGATAAGAAAGAATTGCTTTACCACTTTAATATACAGGAATCTATTGATTTATCTTTACTTTACTCTATGGTTAAGTTTGATAGATTAGAATACTCTAAAGAAAATTCTACTATTAATTATTTTTATCATAAACATAGAGATTTTAAAGATGTAAATAAACTAATTCCTATAAGTAAGTTATATGAATCTTGTGAAAAATTATATGATCAAATAAAAAATGTTATTAAATATAAAATACCATCAGGATTCGATTTTTATAATACTACTGCTATTAATGTATTTTACTTAATAGAGCAGACTGGACTAGGAGTTTACTATGAAGCATATAATGAATTATTTAAACCTCGTAATCCTTTATATAATACTGTTAATAATACAGTTTTAACTTATTATAATTTATATAATATTACATCTCGACCTACTAACTCGTTTAATAGTGTTAATTATGCTGCTATTCCTCATTCTGATAAGCATAGAAAAGCTTTTAAACCGTTGAACGACTATTTTGTAGAATTTGACTTCGATGGTTACCATTTAAGGCTACTTTGTAATCAAATAGATTATCCACTTAGTGAAGAATCCGCTCATAAGCAACTAGCTAAGTTATACTTTAATAAAGAGGATATTACTGATGAAGAGTATAATAAAGCAAAACAGATAAATTTTCAAGCAATTTACGGAAAAATACCAGAAGATCATAAAGATTTAGAAATATTTAAAGAAATACAAGAGTATATTGACGCAATGTGGAATATGTTTAATGATAATGGAGTAGTATGGAATCCACAATCATCAAAACCTTTTACAAAAAAGTTAAAAGACATGCATCCTTCTAAATTAATGAATTATATGATGCAATCGTTGGAAACTTCAAGAAATATACTTATCTTAAAAGAAGTACTAAGGTACTTAAAAAATAAAAAATCAAAAATAGTTTTATATACGTATGATTCTATTACATTTGATTTTAGTAAACAAGATGGAAAGGAAACTTTAGAGGATATTAAAAAAATACTTGAAGAAGGTAAAAAATACCCAATAAAGTTTAAATATTCCAATAATTTAGTTTTGTAAAACAGTTTAATATTTATATGAAATGGCAAATGTTGTAGCCTCCAGGTTCGATTACGATTTAGAACCTCTTTATTTAAACGAAGATATGAGTAATAAACTGTTCTGTACTTTTGCTACAGAAGATTCGCTTGAGAGCGTACTTAACCAAATTCAAGAACGTTATAAGATTATCTATAATAAGATATTCGTTCTTTACTCTAAAAGTCAAGACGAGTATATCTGTACTTATAATGTAGATTTTGGTAATGTAGGCGCATTTTTAGATAATACTATTCTAGTTCATAGAAAGAAAGAATCTAATACTCTTTATACTATCAACGCTTTAAATACATTAATTAAGCAATTAAATGGAGGAGTTTTAGATACTACCTATAAAATAAACTGGACTGATTACCGAAATTGCATACTACTTACAAAAGGTCCTGATCTCAAAAGAATAAATACAAAATTATATAAAATTTTAGAGATATAGTTGGATAATAGATTTTTATTACCTATATTATATTAAACGTTATATTTTAAAATTAGTTATATATGGATTTAAATGCGATCAAGGCAAAATTAGATGCCTTAAACAACGGTAATCAGCAACAAGAAAAAACTGATTATACGAAAATTTTCTGGAGACCTGAATTAGGTAAACAGACAGTTAGAATTGTTCCATCAGCGTTTGACCCTACTTTTCCTTTTAAAGAGTTGAAGTTTCATTACGGTATAGGGAAGTACCCAATGGTAGCTTTATCGAATTTCGGTAAGCAAGACCCTATAGAAGAGTTTGTAAAGGAACTTAAAAAGACTTCTGATAAGGATAATTGGTCATTAGCAGGGAAGCTTAACCCGAAAACTAGAATCTTTGCACCTGTAATAGTTAGAGGTGAAGAAGATAAAGGTGTAAGGTTATGGGGATTCGGTATTACTATCTACAAAGCATTATTAGCATTAGCTGAGGATGAAGATGTAGGTGATTTTACTGATGTTATAAACGGTTGGGATATGATTGTTGAACAACAACAAGGTAACCCTTATCCTACTACTTCGGTTAGAATTAAACCTAAGCAATCTCCTTTATCAGATAATAATGATTTAGTAGATACTTGGTTAAAAGAACAACCTAATCCGGTAGAGGTTCATTCTCAATACGATTATGATTTTATTAAGAAACAACTTCAGAATTATTTGAACCCAGGATCAGCTGAGGAGAATGTTCCAGCAGCAGGTTCGGAATCAAGTACGCCAGAAAGCTCAGGAAGTCCTCAAAAGACTGACTTTACTTTGGAAACAGCTACTGCTGGCAACAAAGATACAGTTAGTAAGTTTGATGATTTATTTAATGAGTAATGGCAAAGAAGAAAGAAGTACAACAAAGAGCGACCGCTGCAGTACGTAAGTCGTTCAATTTAAGCAATTTTAAGAAGAAAAAAGGTTTTTCTAACGCTTCTGTTAAATTTAAAGAACAGGGCTGGATACCACTATCTAAAGCTTTTCAAGACATTACTTCCCTACCCGGTATACCTACCGGTCACATCACTCTTTTAAGAGGACACAGTGATACGGGCAAAACAACTGCCCTAATAGAAGCTGCGGTGAGTGCTCAGAAATTGGGCATTCTCCCAGTCTTTATTATTACTGAGATGAAGTGGTCTTGGGAACATGCTAAAGAAATGGGATTAGAGGTTAACGAAGTTACCGATGAAAACGGAACTATTGTTGATTACGAAGGTCATTTTTTATATGCAGATAGAGGTACTTTAAATACTATAGAAGATGTAGCAGTATATATAGCAGATCTTATGGATGAGCAAGCAAAAGGTAATCTTCCTTTTGATATGTGTTTCTTATGGGATTCTATTGGTTCTGTTCCGTGTGATTTATCAGTACGTTCTAATAAGAATAATAATGAATGGAATGCAGGAGCTATGTCTACTCAGTTTGGAAATAACCTAAATCAAAAGATTCTTTTATCTAGGAAAGAAAACTCACCATATACTAATACTTTAGTAGCAATTAATAAGGTTTGGACAATGAAACCTGAATCGCCTATGGGTATGCCTAAATTACAAAATAAAGGAGGTATGTCAATGTGGTATGATGCAACTTTAGTAGTTACTTTTGGTAATATTACTAACCCAGGTACGTCTAAAATTAAAGCTATTAAGAATGGTATGCAAGTAGAGTTTGCTAAAAGAACTAACGTTCAGATAGAAAAGAACCATATTGGAGGAGTACAGTCTAGAGGTAGAGTTGTTATGACTCAGCATGGTTTTATACCAGATGATAAAAGAGCGATTGACAAATACAAAGATCAGTATAAAGATCACTGGTTAAAATTAGTTGGTAGCTTAGATTTCGATCTAGTCGAAGAAGGAGATTTAGAAGAAGAAAAAATTACTACTAATTTATTAGACTAGTGGCATACGATAATATACTAAAGAACTTAAAGCAGACCCCACCCCGAGAGCTGAACGATCACATTTTAGTGATCGATGCTATGAATATGTTGATTCGTAGCTTTTCCCTGCTCAAAGCAATGAGCCCAACAGGTCACCATATCGGAGGCCTAGTTGGCTTCTTGCGATCTTTAGGATATGTTACTAGAATTTTTGATCCTACTAGAGTAGTAGTTGTATGGGACGGTAAAGGAGGTTCCGGAAACCGTCAAAATATTAATCCTGATTATAAAGCTCATAGAGCAACTAATAGAATTACACATTGGGGGTTGTATGATACTAAACAGGAAGAAACTGAAGCACTAGTAGGTCAATTATTTAGAACTAAAGACTATCTTGAATGCCTTCCAGTACATCAGATTATGATGGAAAAATTAGAGGCTGATGATATTATAGCTTACTTAGCTCAAGAAGCTACTAGAAATAAAAAGAAAGTTACTATTATATCTTCTGATAAAGATTTTTTACAGATGATTAACGAGTACGTAGAAGTCTACGCACCAGTTAAGAAAAAAGTCTATACAGCTCAAAATACTAAAGAAGAAATAAAAGTAATTCCTGAGAATTATAACTTAGTAAAAGCTTTATTAGGAGATAATTCTGATGGTTTAAGAGGGGTGAAAGGTTTAGGTATAAAAACTATAGTATCAGAGTTTCCTGATGTAGTAGATAAACCTAAAACTGAATTAGATTACATATTTAATATTTGTGAAAAAAATATAGAAGGTAAAAAAATCTTTTCTAAAATTATTCATCAATGGGATAAAGTTGAAACTAACTTTAAATTAATGAATTTACATGAAAGTGTGTTGGATAAAAGAGAAAAAGATACTATATTAGATATTATAAAAAGTGATATACCTGACCTTCAAGCAGGAGCGTTCTTACATCTATTAGATTCTGATAGAATAGAAGGTATTACTAAAAATACTGAAGGTTGGTTAGAAAATTTTAGGGGTTTAACGGTTTTTAAAAAATAGGTTATTATGACATTAAAAAGTCTTCAACAGTACGGTAAAGCATTTCAATTAAAAGTGCTTGGATCGTTGCTTACTGATAAGACATTTCTATTAAACGTTAGAGATGTACTTTACCCAGATTATTTTGATGCTGATTCTCATAAATGGATCATTTCTCAAATTATAGAATATTTTGATCAGTATCATACGATAATTACTATGGATGTTCTTAAAGTTGAACTACATAAAGTGGAAAATGAAGTATTGCAAGTAGCATTAAAAGAAGAATTAAGAAACTCTTATGCATCA